GTTCAGTGATGGCTTCCATAAGCTCATCAACCTGCTCAGGCGACACCTTAAAGTGTTCCACGATCCGAACGATTTTGCCCTTACCACTTGGTTCGTCAGAGGACTTTCCCGGTTCCTCGTCGTAGGTTGAACCATACTTTGGGCCGCTCATATGGGCATAAACTTCTTCCGCGAAATCATCATCGTGTGCCATTTTATCAATAAAATCATCCAAGGACATCCCATTAATTAGACCCTGTGGTGCTTCCAACGCCACATCGTCTTTCGCTTCCTCATCTCCTTCTGCCGCTTTCTCTGCAAGTTTTCTTAAACGCATTTTTATCCCTTCCGAATAATATGTAACTGGTTGTCAACTGACCCCGGTAACCCCACCAGGAAAAGGCATCATTGGAGCACCGGCTGGTGCGGGCACGCCCCCTCCCGCCTCCATCATTGCAGCCATTTGTTCTGCTTCTTCTGGTGTGGCTGGCATTCCCTCCATTCCTGGCATCGCTTCTGCTCCAGGCATTGCGGGCATGCCTTCCATTCCTGGCATCGCTTCTGGTTGCGGTGGGGGTGGAGGTGGTCCGATAATGGATGGACGGAAACCATACAGGTCTTGAAGTTCTTTCGCGATTTCTCGCCAATCAAGGTGTTCAGCAATGGGTGTTCCGGCAAGGGATTGAAGAAGCATGTTGAAGTTCTCTCTCCTTGCAATCTTATCTTCCATCAATGGGGAGAAGGGAAGCAAGCGAAACTTCGGCGTTTCATTCAAAACGTCATTGGCGAACGTTTCAAGGTCCACATCGGCTTGGGTTTCCATCCAGATGTGCTGAATGTCCAATCCAGAATGTTGTGGGTTTCTTAGCGCCCACTGGAACGTTTCCAGCATTTTCTTGAATAGGTTGGTCACAATACGGGTCACACGTCGTGACCGAATGTTGAGTCGTCCTTCGACGGCACCCCGCAACATATTGGCCTCGGCCGCTGTACGAATGTTTTTTACAGCCCCATGTTGATAGTCACCCATGCCAGGAACCCAACGAACATGATCGATATCAGCAACCAAGTGTTGGTTGAAGTCGAAGGTGGTGGGCATTTCGGGAGTAACATAGATCCTCTGGTCTATGGTGAGGTCGGGAGGCGCTTCCACCAAGGTGGGCTCCCAGGAACGAGAGTTCTTAAAACGCTCCCATTCCTCTTCAGACCGGAATAATCCTTTGTCAACAAGCATCCGTCGTGGAAGCCGTCCAACGATTTCCCGTCTGGCTGAAACAAGTTCGTTAATATCTCGTTGCGTTGTCGCGATCAGTGACACATCTGAAATGCCGCGAATGCGACCCACGCCATCATGGAATACCAACACTTCGTATGGCCTGCCATATGGAACGGGTGTTTCCATTAAGACCTGTTTTGTGTCTGGATGAATGTGGTAGACCTTCTGCTTTCGATAATCCCAGAACTCAACCAGGCTCACATACTCTTTCAGCCCAGAGTCTTTGAGTTTCTTGTCATCATCGTATGGCATACGCTGTTCGATAATGGTTCTGGGGTATGTGTCCGCTTTGATGCTTTTGGACGGACGGTCATACACGTTTGATTTGAATCGAGAAACAAGGTCGTCATGGTGAATAACAAATCGTTCAAAGGACCAGGCGGCGTCTTGAATGCGTTTGGCGTTGGGGTCAAAGAAGATCTCCCATGGCATTTTGACGCGACAAATGGGTCTACCCAACGTGGGTGACCAACTCACCTTGACCACGCCACCTTCATCAAACAACTCTGCGTGCAACACCAACTCTTGAATAACAGAATCCCAAGCATCTTCAGAAGCAAACCAGTTCAAAGCAGCAGCAATGCGGCGACCGGCAAAAGTATCGTCTTCCTTTGCTCCGGGTCGTTCATATGATCTCTGTCGTTGGTCCAACGCTTCTACTTGTGGAAGGTCCATGGCCAACGAGGAAACAATGGTATCCACAATGGGAAACACTTCATTTCGTTCTGCTGAGTATTTCTTTGCAGAATTTGTAGACGCAGAAAGACCATCGCCTTGCCAAAACGTACCGCGATAGTACGACATATTTCGTACAATCTCATCTGCACGATGCTTCTCAAACCACTCCTCAGTTTGGTTGACAATCCCAACCATGCGCTTGAGGTTCTTGGATGCTGCTGCGCCATCGTCGTTTTCAACATAGGAATTCATAGGTGCTCACCCCACCGGGAGTTTGATTTCTTGTAACTGCTGCGTTCTATCCTCTCTAACAGGCGACGGAACTCAACGTTTGGGTCTACCTTTTTGTTTTTTATCATTGGTCCAGAACCAACCTCTGCTCGCCAAGCCCACGCCGCAAGCGCAAATGCAGCAGCCAAGTCAAAGTGACCACCAGTGCTGTCACGGTTTAGCTTACTCCACTGTCCTCTGTAGTTCATCAACTGTCTGAGGGCGCGAACAGAGCGAATGCACACAGAGCCGTCAATAATAAGCTCTTGCAAATAACTCTCGGCCTGAGCCTTTGTTTTAAGGTTCGAGTACCATCCTGGGGCCCTTTGTTTTCCCGACCTGCCCGACGTGCTGCGAAAGTACACATTGTTGTACCCCATGGCCAATACATGGCTGACAACCGCTTCGCCTACACCATTGGCCTCAATGTAGACCCGTGCTCGATTGTATTTGTTGGCCAAATCCACAACTCTTTTGGCAACCCTGTGGGCTTCATCGTGTCCCAAATACTCTGCAACTTGGGCGCATTCGTTTACATCCATGCAAATAATGGCGGTCTTATCTCTTTTTGCCCATGAGCCAGCAGGGTCACACGCAATCACATATTTGTGTCGCGGCTTGGGTTCTTCCCATGACTCAAACTCGTTGAGTTCTCTCATGACCCCAGTTCCGCCATCAATGTCATTGAGCATTTTCAATAACTTTTCGTTTTCATAGACTGCGTCTCCAGCCAGTGCCCAACATTCCAGTTCGTTGATTGGATATTCTGCTTGAAACCTTGCGAGGTCATTGCGACACTTGGCCAGTCCAATGCGATTCATCCAATAGGCTTGTCCGGTTGTGATGGTTGGGTGGTTGTCCCAGTATTCCCGCACTTGTTGGGAGGGCTTCCACCCTGGATGCGGACTGAGGCTGTATTCATTTACCATTGTCCATGGAATGAACACCTTGAGCCATTTGGAGTCTGGGTCTTCTGCTTCCAGGCATACCTGATGCAACTCATCCCCATGGTATTTGGGTGTGCTTTCACCAATGACAAAACCACCATCATCCGAAACAGCATTCAAAGCAGATGTCCACGCTTCTGGCCCTGCCGTTTCCGACCAAGAACTAATCTCGGTAGCCAGCAATACTTGTACGGTATGACCACGCATTGGTTCTTCTGACTTCACCGACTCAATGAGAACACGGCTGTCCAGGTCTGGAAGTTCCAACGAGCGTTTCAATCCAGGTGTCTTTCTGGGCTGAATGGCAGGGTGCATGGTTTTGTGCGTTCTGATTGCAATGTTGGCCAACTGTTGTGCGGCCCCGCGCTTATGGGCAAGTATGCCAACCAGGCAACCTGATCGAAAACAGGCGTGCTGTGTGGCAAGCGCAGTGAAAAACGTACTGGAGCCTTCTTGTCGTGGCTTCACATGAACCAACCAACGCTTCTCCTGGTAGGCCCGCCAAACTGCTGCCGCCAATATCCGTTGGTGATCCCACAGTTTGAATGGAACCAATGCGCCGGATTTCGACCGAATCTTGGTTAATGGACAAAACTCTTCGGGTCGCCAGAAGTTTGGATTGTTGGGGTCAAGAATCAATGTGCCCCACCAAGCGGAATGCCAAACGGACCACGAGCAGTCACAGACAGGGCAATGCTTTCTTGTTTCATTTCTGGGTTGAGCACCTTGGAGCCATACCGTTGTTTGTCGGAGATGGTTTGTCGTGCTGCTGCCAGCAAGTCTTTGAGAACCTTTACGTCCTCTCCCTGGATGTTTCGGTTTACAAACGACACCATAAGAAGCTCAAGGTGTTTAATGACACCATCATAGGTATCCAAACCAATGCGCTCATCCAAGTTCAGCATGGGTGGGGCAACGACTTCAACTTCTTGTTCTTCTTTTTTTTGTCTAGCCATGAAAAGCCTCCATTACGGTTTCGACCGTTAAGCCGGAATCGGGCACCACTTCAAGCAGTGCATTGATGAATATACGGTTGTCTGACAGTTTGGCGATACCTCTCTGTATGGACGCATGTACAGCCTGACGAGAACAGCCCTCATCCAAACCAATAGATTCTAGGCGATCTCCATTGAGAAATCGTTCGATTCTTCTTGCTTGAATTTCGGGAAGTGTTTTGTAGAGCGCACCGCGAACACTGGAATCAAGTGTACCACCACAACCTGTGATGTCCCGATAAATGGGATTCCTGGCACAAAGCCACTCCATCAACTGGTCTATGGTAGAGTTGCCATTGGGAGAGAACACCAACTCTCTGTATTTGTATTCTCCACCACGAAGCATTGATTGTGTAATGGAACGCCTTATATACTCACCTACACTAACGTCTGCTTCAACAGCAGCATTTTTCAAGGAATGCCGAAACCGATCTGTTACCCATACATGGATCAATTCACTTTTCGGTTGAGCCATTCCGCATACACCATCCACACTGGAGACAACAACAATGCCTCGATTAAAAACAGAAGAACCAAAGAGCGACAAGCCTGCACGCAAGTATACA